AAGCCTTCAGCCTTGCGAGCCTCATAAAGCATTTCCGCAAGTTTTGGATCAACCTTAAGATCGACCATCTCTTTTAGATAATTACTTTTATTTGTGCCTTCAGCATTAACACCGAGTAATTTTTTAATTTCCTCAGTTAGTCCAGCCACTTGAACAGCTTGCTCTTTGGCCTTTTGGGTAGTACCGATCATCGCCTTAGATAAAGCATCCTGTGCCACTTCGGCTGAATTAAATTTACCTTTAGCTTCTGAATAAACACCCACTAGCCCACGGACTTTCCCAAGCTGCTCATCTGTTAAGAAATTTACATCCTTTACTGCCTTATAGTACGCATCACTTGAGATCTTTCCGTTCTGATATTCTTTCGTGAGCCTCACAAAGAAATTAATCTTCTCATCAGATGCCGGTAATGCCTGCATAAATGAGGATAAATCAGATGATGCAACACGAAACTTAACAGTTAGATCCTGAACCTGATCGGCCAGAGCCTTGGTTTCATTGTCGCGCTGAAGCGTATTTAATTCTCGATATTTAACAATCAAATCTTGGAGTTTTTGGCCCTGGTAATCGATTGACGCTGTAGCCTTGTCGGCATCGCTTTTCATTAATAGGTATCCAGCCGCTACAGCTGCCAGAGTTACGCCTATCCCAACAGGTCCACCCAAAATACCCATCAACCCTGTATTTGCGAGTGCTGTTGATTTTGCTGCTGCCGCTTGCTGATAAGCTGCACGAGCATTCGCCATCATTGCTGCTGTTTGAGCGTTGGTAACACCCATTGCACGAACCATTGCTGCTGTAGCAGCCAAATTTGATTTAGCAACATCAAAATCAGCAATTGCTTTTGATCTTGCAGCTAATGCATTTGTTATTTTTGCAACAGTGTCAGAAATCGTTGCCTGCGTGCCTTTTATAATGATTGGAATGTATGTACCAGCCATGTACGCGCCTGCAATCATCGCAGTATTAGTTACAATATCCATATTCTGGGATAGTGCCTTCATTCCATTAACAAACTTCTCAGAAGCCCCTGAAGTTGCGTCAAACTCACCAATCATTTTTACCGCTTCATTCTTAATAAGATTGAAGGAAGCTGCGACTGTTGTTGCGGTTTTTGCATATTCAGCATCAACACTACCGCTCATCTTAAGCAAGGCATCACGCATTTTTTCAGATGTGATTTTACCTTCTTCGCCTAATTTTTTAAGGTCACCGATGGCAACCCCCATGCCTTGCGCAATTGCTTTTGCGAGTGCTGGCGCTTGTGATAAAACAGATGTAAGTTCTGCACCACGTAGCAATCCGGTATTTAATGCCTGACCAAACTGTAATAATGCCGCCTCTGAAGCTGCTGCGCTTTGTCCTGACATTGATACGGTTTTAGTTACTGTTTCAGTAATTCTGGCAACTTCAGCTTGATCGATGCCCAGGCGTTTAGATAAGCCTTGAAATTTAGTATATACATCTAGAACACCGTTCCAGTCAGATGCAGTGGCTTGTGCAATCTTATGCGTATCATCCATAGCCCGACTAAGCTCGGATTGTGTGCTTGTAACAAGCTTTAACTTATTTACCATGCCTGTGTAACTATCGGCATAATTTACAATTTGGTTAATTGAAAAAGCTGCGCCCGCTGTGGCTGCTAGTTTTTTTAGCAAGCCATCCATGGTATTTACACTGTTACCTGCACGTTGCATTTCACGTTCAGCAGAGGATGATGCTTGACGCATACCTGCAGTAAAATTACCAATACGAGCCACAAGATCAAGAGTTAAAGTTCCAAGCTTTGTTGACATTTCATTTCCTCTAGGCGTAAAAAAACCGCCTAGTGGCGGTCGTATTTGATGTATCTAAATTAAACTAATTAAAAGCTTCTCGACTATTGCTGCACATGCCTTCAACTTTTTTATCCGCAATCTCACCATTAGGTAGTTTTGGATACATATCCACATCCTTGTAATATTGAATGCCTTTTTCTACACAATCATCATAGGGGCTTTTCTTACACCCAACCAAACCAACAACCAAAGCCAATAAAATAAATTTTTTCATAATTAAACCCTTATTATTTTAGATCTGACTTATCAATCTTTAATATGGATTGGTATGAATCATTTAAATATTCGCGCATACCTTTTAATATTTTACCCGGCCACCCATCAGACGTTACATCCCCGCTGAATCCGATATCCTTAGAACCTTCAGTAATAATCTTAACCTGGGTGCCTTCTGTGACTGGCTTAAAGTAAACACCGCTAATTATGTTCCAATCATGTGCGGTCATTCCATGCTCACCAATTACAACGCCTTTTGATTTATCAGCAACACGTAAAGAAAACCCAGCATTTCCAAGGCCGACCTTTGCAGCCTCATAAATTTGATTAGAATCATATCCTTTAAAAGTCTCTACTTGCTGGTACTGAGACCATCCGGTTTTCCCTTCTGCGCTATTAAAATCTACACTTGAGGCATCTTGTGGCAGCATGCTTATTGTGGCGCAGCCGCTTAAAAGTGAAAATCCAATCCCTGCTAATAGTAGCTTTTTCATGCGAATACCCTTTTATAAGTAATCACAAGATACTAATTTACCGAACAAAAAGAAACCTCTCTATGAAGGCTTCTTATTTCCCAAAGCTCTCAATCAAGTATTCTTCCAGATTTTTTTGTTCTGGTTTTTCTTCATGGGTCATCAAGTCATGTAATTTTACATTCTTAACACCCTTTAGGGCCAAGATTGATTGATGGATCCTTGCTAATTCTTGCTCGAATCTTCTTCCAAGGTTGAGACTTCCGTACTTTCGGATGTAGGCGGTGTACTTTTTAATTTCTCTGTACGGGAGGTCTGCGACTTCGGTGTACGTTTTACCGAGCGCGATGCTGATCTCGATGAGGATTTCGTCGTCTTGGTTAAGCTCAACTGCTTTCCCATTACATTTACATCAAAAATTTTACTCCACAAGGCATCAACTAAAGCCTGGTTGAAATGAGTGCGGATTTCATCTTCGGTGAATTCTAATTTTCCGCTTTCATCACAAATAACACTCGCCAGAATACCCGCCAATGCCTCTTTGTTTTCCCCATATGCTTTCATCTGTGCAACGGCGGTATTGTAGCTAAAGGGTTGAATGTAAGTATCAAACTCAGCGTCTTCACCATTTACTTTAATTTGAACAGTCACATGTTCTGGCTTACCCATTAATGCGCCAGATTTAATATCTTTTAGACTTAATTTTTTCATGATTCACCAGAGGAACAAAGCCCCAATGAAGGGGCTTGAGATTAAGCAGTTGCTGGAAGTAAAGTAACACCGGTTGAGCGTTGCATTGTGAATTGATAACCAACAATGCTGTCGGCTTCAAAAGTTGGTACTGCAGGTGTTAATGCTGCTTTATATGACCAGAACGAGCGACCAGTTGGTAGAACTACAGCATCAAGTGTCACCGTTGGGGGCGCTGTTGAATCACTAGCCCCGATATAGAACTCAAGCTCTTTACGATCTTCAGCCCATTCAATCAGCTTTAAATGTGATTCATTTTCTATATCCAATTTAATTGAAAGAGATCCATCACCCGGATCAGACAACCCAGGGATGTATGATTTAGATTTTGTTTCTTCCAGACAGGTTTTATCAATTTTTGAAGTACTGTCACTTCCCAAATCAATACCGGTCACACAAACAAGCTGTGTAATTTCAGTCCCATCAAAAGCAAAGACATTTGTTCCTTGCGTGCGTAGTTCTGCCATTTGTGAGCGCTCCTCAAATTTTTGGCATAAAAAAAGCACCCGGTTGGGTGCTATGTGGAAAATTTTGTTTATCTATCTACAAACCAATTACTATCAAAACCAATTCGGTAAAGCTTTGTGATTGGATCCTGCGGGAAGCCATTTAATCGCGTCACAGTACATGAGTTATCAACTTCTAAAGCCTTACGTACTGCTTCACGAATATTGCGCAAATCATTAGGTTTATCTGAATAGATATCAATTTGAACCATGACATGATCAGTTATTGCAGGACAATCTATATTGTTGAGTGGGTCTGCGTCAGGATCTTGCCATACCAAATATGGCTTTACTGGTTTATCAGGCGCAAGACCAAATTCATAAACACGTAAAATATTGCCAGATTTTAGAAACGATTTAACTTCATCACTGGCATTGAGCAATGCGAAAATAGGCGCTGTCATGTTACCCCGC